GTTCTGAAATATGGTCTATTGCTGGCTACGCATTAGACGATATGCCACTTTTTACCGTTGAGATTGTCGCAGTTATCTTTTATTTTTCTGGAATTGTATTGTTTATTTCAAACACATTTCCTAATTTTATTAGTAACTTAAATGTTACTTAAAGCGAGTTAATGTATTAAATAAGATATAAAATGTTTACCGAACGGGCTATTTGTAAGAAAAAGTAGCGTAAATTACAAAAAAGTTACCGATCGGGGCATTTTGTAAGATTTGGTAATGCAGTGCATTATTTGTCATCAAAATAACAAATAGCCGCAAAAATTGGCTTTATTTGTCATTAGAATGGTAAATAAAGGCAATAAGGTCATTAAAACTGCGTATTCCAGCGTTTTCAACAAAATCCTGTTAATAATTGCTTTAAATGCGTCTAAAATTTGTATGCAAATATTGGACAACAATGTCCTATTTTTGTAATGTTTTTTCCTTACTTTTTATTAACTTAACATTGGTTTATTTAAAATAACATAGTGAATGTTATTGTTAAAACAAAGTGAATTATAGCTCTAACGGATCTAAACCCAATTCGTGAGCAACTAGCCTACAGCGTGTACGAAATGGTTTGCCATGCTGCAACCACTTATCACCCTTTTGCTTATGAAAGCTCATGTGGATCATTTCATGGGCTAGTGTCGTTATAACGGTGTAGTATTGACCACACCTTGCAGAAGATACGGTGACGATGTGTTCATAATCCTCTCCCGTATCAAATAAATATGTCCCCATCAGCTCTGGATCAGCAGTAACAATAAACTCTATTTCTTCAGGCAATGGCATATTCCATTTAGTATAGGGATAGCAACACACCAGCGATGCGTATAAATTTCTAAGGATCGCTGGAGTAAGTTTCATGCCTTCATGCGCTCCAGCTTACCCATGTCGTATTGATTGGCTTTGTTTTCCTATCCACATTGACTGGGCAGGAAAATGTAATTCCATGTAAAGGATGAGTAATCCATAAGGCTTGACGAGGTGGCTCATATCCAAAGTTATTGGAATAAGCGTATTCGCAATAGCCTTTTAGTGATCCATTAACGATCAGGCGTTGTAGCTGGATTAGCTGGTGGAAGTGACCAATCAGCATTGTGTCGTATTCCTGATCTATTTGTGCGTTCCTAGAACGCTTTTTATGATCCCCACGAATAATTGCACCAAGGCAGCCAATAACCCCATCACCACCACGAAATTGATCGCCATGAGTGAGTAGATATTTATAACCATAGACTTGATAATAAGCGTCAGAGCCGTCAGGTATGAAGAAAGTAACTCTCTTATCATTTTCAAATCTCTTATTTAAGAACTGGTACATTAGCCAGTCAAAGTTTGTGTAGTTACGATTCTTGTTTTGTATCTTATGTGTATTGCGCCCGTGATTGCCTGTAACGCATGGCACAAACACTTTTCCAAACTCATTTGCTAAGATTTCAATACACCATACAAGCGTTCCCCATAGGTCTAATACACAAGGCATTACTTCCATATCATTAGTAGTCGCTAACTCCTCATGGATATTCCCAGAGAACATATCTCCGCCTAGAGCAAACACTACTCCCTCATACTTAGGATTATTAAAGCGATTCTTAAGTAGATCGATAGAGGTTTCTATAAAGGCTCTAGCCCTATCCTGAGCAATCTTAAGGTTATATTCATTAACTCCGCCTACTTGGGCAGGATCTACTACTTCTCCCCAATGCCAGTCAGATGCTAAGAGAGTAGGGATACCAGTTACATTATGACCTTTTGGCTTTTTAATAAGCCATTCAGGAGGGCTTACATCTTGCTCGATTAACTTTATTATTTTGCGTTTAATGTATTCAGCATTGAAATCTTCTTTAGCCTGAGCGTTAATAGAGGTTTCTAGTTGCCTAATCTTATTTCTAGCCTCAGATAACTCAAAAACTACCCCTTCTTCTGTTGGCTTAATATTTTCATTAGGCACAAAGCCTTTTGATATAGCAGAGTTATACCTAGCTCTATAGGTATTTAAGGGTATTCCAACAGCTTTAGCTGCTTCAGTAAATGAATTAAGCCGATAATATTCGTTTACAGTTTGTTGCAATATATGATCTGGAACTGATTTGGCTGCCATATAAGCCCTTAACTAATTGATTTTAAAGATTATGTATTATTTTTACTACAAATTTTATGTTTAAATCGCTTATTTTTCGATTAGAGCCATTATTTACGCCATTTGATACTTCCTAACAAACGCTTTTGAACTTGTTTTATTAACAAGTGAATAGATAAGAAGGAACGACCAGCAAAGCCAAGCCCAGTATAGAGCAGATCTAACCATGGTTATAGAATCTCTAACTCCCATTAGAGAATTTCTAACCATGGTTATAAAATATAATGTAGGTTACACATAAATAACAACTTTGTTTGTATAATATAATTATTATGTTATACTAACAACATCTTAAAAGGAGTGAACATGGCAACTGGAACTTATGTAAAAGAAACTATATCGGCTGATGGCGAGATTATCACATCTGAAAAGCAGTTCTGGAAAAAGAGCGATGAGCCTCAGTTTATAAAATTGTACTGCGATGATGTAGGGCTATTAAACAAGATTAGCCCATTTGAGAGCAAGGTTCTTTTGGCTATGGCAATAAACGCAGATTATAACAATGAGGTTCATACAAGCAAGTCACATAGAGATCTTATGGCTGAATACTTAAACAGTTCAGAGAACTCCATACAAGTAACCATTTATAAGCTAGAGAAAAAGGGATTGATAGTAAAAAGATGTACTGGGCTATATATGTTAGACCCAACTTGGTTTACAAAGCAGAGCTGGAGCAAAACAAAGGATCTAAAGAAAGAGTTTATAAAGCTGACAATTACCTACTCTGAAAAAAATGGTAGAGAGGTAGAGGTTTTGTAATGATAGTTACAAGAAAATGGATAGAAGCTCACAGAACTCCTAAAGGCGGATACAGTACCGCTCAAATTCGTGCGCTTAGTGGATCTGACAGAGTATTAAAAGGATGGCTAGAAAATGCAATAGGAACTGAAATATCTGAAGCAGTTAAGATTGTGTTTGAATCTGGCAAACAAGGCAAAAATGTTCCTAAAAAACTAGCAAAGAAATTTAAAAATGGAATGATAGTAAAAAAGCCAGAAATACAATTGTCACAAAAAATAACAAAAGTTAAGTTAAAAAAATATTCATCAACAACTTCAAAAGCAACACACCACGACTTCTTGCAATCATACGCATGGAGGCAAGTTAGGATGCAAGCGTTAATTAAATATGGAAGAAAATGTCAGTGTTGTGGAGCAACTCCTGAAACTGGAGCAATAATGAATGTAGATCATATAAAGCCAAGAAAAACACATCCTGAGTTAGCTTTATCATTAAGTAATCTTCAAGTGTTATGCCATGAATGTAATCATGGAAAAGGAAATTGGGATACAACAGACTGGCGCAACATTGCGTAATAATAATATTATGTCAAACAACAGAAAGTAAACATGAAAATAACCTTCCCTTGGTATCCTCGTGAATTAAGTCCAAACTGGGTAGGTCATTTCCACACAAAAGCCAAATATAAATCGTTCTACAAGCAAGTATGCAAAGAACAAACCATTCAAATAATGGATCAAATAAAACTTGCAAAAAATCAGGAATATACCGAAATGTATATAACATTTACACCGCCAGATAGACGGTGGCGTGATAGCGACAATATGCTGGCTAGTATAAAAAGCGGGTTAGACGGTATGTGCGAAGCCTTAGAAATTAACGATAAATGCTTTGAACATATCCACATTCACCGTTTAAAAGAAATTGGCGGATTTATTACAGTCCAGCTTAAATAATAAATAGCGTCAAAATTTTTTTAAAAGATTTCCCTGATCCATTAATTTTACGGAGGGGGTATTAATTTTTATCGGCTTAATTTTTTTTTAAAAGATTTCCCTGATACCCCCACAGCAGTAGGGAAAAGCTATCAAAAAACCGTTTTACATAGTTAAAAACTATCATAAGAGCGTTTTTTGGGTATATCGGCACAATGGCATAATTAAAACGCATAGATCAACCCACAATGCGTTAAAAACCATTGGATATACCTATACTGCCCAAATTGTAAAAGAGGCATACGGGGCGTTTAAACCCTTATATGTAAAAAAGTATTAAAGCAATGGCAAACCCCTGCCATAAGAATATCGGCAAAAAAAGCATAGGGTAACAATGCCTAAAAAATAGGCGATAGCCAATACCTAAGCAATAAGGCAAAAATGCCCTATTGTTTAGCTACTGAAAAGCAAAAAACCCCCATATAGGGGGTTAATTAAACTAATTGATAGGTAGAGCCATTCCAAAACTCAAGGCGGTCAAAACTAACCTTATCACTAGTAGATCGTTGGGCTTGTTTTAATGCGTCTTGATGATCTAGTGCGCCTATCATAATGAAGCCATAACGACCCATATAGCGATAAGATAGTAATCCCTTAATGGCGCATGGTTTATTTGTGAAGTGATCCATTATGCAAGCTCCTGAATAGATAAGATATTGATTAAAGTAGATTCACGCCTATATATGGTTTGAATTGCTGCTTCGATAGAGTGAGCCGTAACAATCATATTTTCGGCTACATTGTTGCGAGATATAACGGCTAGGAATGTTTTAAACATGATTACCCCTTATAGCCGTAAGAGCACGCCACAAAGTGCTCAAAATTGGTTAGCTTGCGAACTTTGGCAATGCTAACGGCTAATTCTCTTATCTCTTTACCAGTAATAGCCTTAACCATGCCACGTTCAAAATTGCATGAACATTGAGCCAAGTCTTTAGCCATTGAATTGTGCAAGCTCTGGATTGTTTGTAATTGCATAATAAAATCCTTTTCTGTTATCGGTCAAAATTAACCGCATAAAGGGGCTATAAAAACCCCCTTAAACTGTTTATTTTGGTAACCGCCAATTAGACTTAATCACCCCATTAACACGCTTACGAAAAGCCATAGCCTCCCAATAATCGGAAAATTCTAGCTTATTAATATAAGCTGTTATTCCGTTAGCGTGCGCCTCCCAATAGTGAACTGAATACATAATTAAACCCCTGTAAGTGCAACGGCAAACATATAGCCCAATACAATGCCAAGGGCTAGGAAAGAGAGAAAAGAAAGTAATTTATTAAACATGATTAACGGCTTTCAATGGTAGATACATCAAAACAATAGGAATAGCCCTTACCATCTGCTGAATCCCCATAACGCATATTGGATAAATTCCAGTCTAGATTATGCTTAGACACCAATGCTTTGACGGCTTCAAAATGGGCTAAAACTGAATCACGATCATAAGGGAATGAGATTACCGCTTCAAACCCTTTAGAACCGCAAAATCCTACTGTGTAGGCTTTAATTCGTGCTCCCCTTGAATTAGTAGGGTTTAAAAATTTGGTGTGAATAGCAATCATGGTAGAACCTTTCGAGTAGTGTTTAAATTGACTAAGACGCTTCCCAGCGTTTCGGCTCATAAAGCCTCATCAGTTAGCCTATGCGTTTGCGTAAAACTCCGCCACTTCATCTGCTACTTGTTCACAATCTTTTTCGGCTTGGTCGCAGTTGTAGCCCATATCGTAAATCGTATCTTCTAACGAGTTGCCATAGATTAGATAGAAGGTGCAAGCCTTGGAACTGTCATAGATAGTGGAGTAAGTCATAGAACCCATGTCGGTTTGCGTTGCCCAGTCGTACAGCTCAGTTTTAGTATGACCATTTGAAGAAATGCGTTCTTCACCATCGCCAACGGAAACGAGCTTATAGCCCTTTGCAGTCATGCGTTTGTCGATCTGCTTTAATACTTTTAAATAGAAGTGAGTCATAGTTAAATACCTTTCAGTTAAATTCAATTGAGAGCTTAGTAGGGCGAGTAATGATGGTCTGCTTTTCACCCTTATATTCGGAGTGAGCCTTAATAGTGGCTGTAAATTCGATGGTATTACCTTCGGCAACTGGTACAAATTCGGAGTTATGCTTAAAGGTAAAGCCAAAATTAGCCTTAGTCTTATAGATAACACGATTCCCAGCAGAGTCACGCAACAGGTAAACCTCTTGGCTTGCTCGGTCATAGTAGCTAAAGGCCACACAATCAACAGTTAAGACCTTTTCAACCACACAACGGAAAGAGCATTTCTCAGCAACTACACCCAAGAAAGCAGAGCGAGCCTTTTGCTCATTAATAGCCTTTTCACGCTCTAAACGCTTTTCAGCCCAAGTGTCAATTGTCTTAATTACTGCGTCATATTGCTTGGGGGATAACTTGCCATAATTAGCCAAGGAATCAGCCATAGAAGCAAGGAAAGAGCCTTCTTTAAAACTGCCATTAATTAGGAAAGAGCAAACCTCAGCACCACGCTCATAAGTACGCTCGAAAGTTTTACGAGCATTGCCCAAGATGCGAGCCTGAACTGCTGCGACATATGCGCCCTCGTTCTCAACATGCTCAGGAACATTTACATGAATCATAAGACCTCCAAAGAAACAATTAAGGGAACCACACGCAGTAATTTTACTAAACAATAACTAAACAGGTCAAACAATGCCCATAAATAATGATGAGGGAAAACGGACAGCAAACCCTTATGATATATAGAACAGTAGAGTTCTTGTTTAGTTAATGAGATAGTCCCAAGAACAGGGAAAACGCCTTAAAACGCCTGTATTCAAGCCCTATGGACAATTTCACCATATAAGATATTTACTAATTTTTGCCAAGTTGCAACAAATAAGCAGGAACGGCTCGCCATTATTCCACCTTTAAAAGCCTCATTTACCCATATAGAAAAATAGACAGTAGATAGAAATACATGAGGGAAGGATATAGAGAGCAATGAAGGAATGAAAGAGGGAAGGAAATACAGGATAAGAGATATAACAGGGGATAGAGATAGATTAAGGGAATAAGAATAGATACCTAGTAAACATAAGAGATAACACTGAATACAGGATAGATGATAGATCACCCATGAGTAGATAAACCTAGATAAATACAGGGATAGATCAGCAATACACCATGAAAGAGATAGATCAATACATAACTAAACAGGATTACATGATTGGTAAGAGAGAGCAAACAAGCAGGGGATAAAAGATAAGAGAGGGAAGGGGAATAGATATTATGGTTTATTAGTCATTCACCCAAATCTAATAGTCTTTCCCTATTAGCCTTGTTTGACATAATCCCTGTTATACGCATAAACCCCTGATCTAATAGGCTTAGGCTATCCACTAATGAATGATGACCGATTTAAACGCCCCATATTCATTAGAATTTTTTAATATATCGTGATACCATGCGCCTAATGATCGTTTGATAGCGAGCCGATTGGGGGCATTGTATGGCAGGGCTATCAGCCGACAGGGGGGGTGGTCGATGGCTATACCGTCATGGCATATCCAAACCACAATTCCATTGTTTACTTTTCGTTTATGCTAACTCAATCCGATCTACTACTCATCCTCGAAGTCCTCACTGATTCATTTGATGATGTGAACCTCTCTTATCTACACTATGAGTCTATTTATAAGAACTCCCCTAGTCGTAAGGCAAAGATAGAAGGGATGAAGCGTATGGTAGATAAACACGCTCATGCTATTGACATAGTTGAATCATTATTAAGGAGAGAATGAGATGGCTGGTAAGCAAGGGTTACATTTAAAAGGCAAGAAATTAGGCGGGCGTAAGAAAGGTGTACCGAATAAGGTCACTGCCTCAGTTAAAGATGCCTTTACCGCAGCGTATAAATCTATCGGTGGAGATAAGGCACTGGCAGACTGGGCTAGGGCTAATCCAACTCACTTCTATCAGCTCTATGCCAAGCTAATCCCACAAGATATTAATAAAACAGTCGAGCATCGTGTTCCTACTCAGATTACCTTTAATGCAGTCGATATGTCAGGTGGTAGGCAGGTCGAGTTCGTCAATAAGGAAGATGTAATCGATGCTGAGTAGGGGGGTCACTTTTTGTAGGGGGGGGTGGTCTGAAATGTGCATTATTTTGCACAAAAAAATCCCAAAATCAACTTGTTGATACCTTGAGATTGCAATATTGCCACTTATCATTATTGCTCTAACCCATTGATTTATAACGAAACAGGACACAATGAATTTAAGCGTAGATCTCAGTATTCCACAATCCGAGTTTGTTTTTGCTCCTGACAGATTTCCCGCATTTGTTGCTGGGTTCGGCTGTGTGCATCCTGATACCAAGATACACACAGAATTCGGACTTATGCGTATCGCTGATATAACTTCTCCAATTCGAGTTCTAAGTTGGAACGAGAAAGATCAGAAATTCCAGCTTTCTCTAAGTGGTGGTGCGTTCCCAAAAGGTAGGGCGAATCTGCTCCGAGTGACAACATCGCAAGGAGAATTTGTCGCAAGCGGGCATCACCAGATTTTTTCATCCGATTATAAGTATGTACCTGTTCAGAGCCTATCCTCGAAAGTCGAGTTGAATTTAGCTTCTCCTGACCTTGATTTGACCAAGCTGGTATCTGACCTGAAATCGTTGCCTTCAGATGGGCAGAGTTGGACTCAAAAAGACGCAGATTATTTGGGTCGTTATGCAGACGAAGCCCGTCTATATGGTCTATCACTTCTTTGGGGTCAAGATGGCGGTTCAGCTTTTGCTCCATCACTAGACGATGCTCATAGATCACTGCTGTATTCCGATTACTCCTTTTTCTTGCGTAAGGATGGTCAATGGGTGCGGAAACCAAAACATAACCATCTCTATCAATTCTTCTCCCAGTCTTGTAAGAGCCATTCATTTCTCCAAAAGCTGATCCTTGCTTTCTACGAGGCAGGTCAAATTGCAACATTACCTCTTGAACATATTTTGGCTTATCTCCGCAAAGTAAAGCGATCTCTTTCGAAGTTCTTACGCCATCGCAATACTGTGCCACTTTCTTTTGCCGTTCATTCATTTGATTCTCCTTTAATTAAAACACCAATCATACAGGTTTCGGGTGAGGAATCAAGTGCTTATTACGATATGCAGGTTTTGGACACAAATAACTATGTTTGTGAGCATGGATTCATTCACCACAACTCAGGTAAAACCAACGCTGGTATTTGGAGGTTATTACGCCTCAAGTTCATGTACCCAAAACAGAATGTGGCTTGGTATCTCCCTACCTACGACTTGATCTCTAAAATTGCTTATCCTCGCTTTGCTGAGATATTAGGTGAAAACAATATCGAGTATCAACTCAATAAACAGGACAATATTCTGCATTTAGCTGGTGGACAGGTTATATTTCGTACCCTAGACGCTCCAGAACGAATCGTGGGTTATGAGGTTGCTGATTCCGTAGTGGATGAGCTAGACACTCTACCAATGGAGAAGGCTAAGAACGCATGGCGAGCCATTATTGCTCGTAACCGTCAAAAGAAGCCTGATGGAGAACCGAATACCGTAGGGGTTACTACCACCCCAGAAGGATTTAAGTTTGTATATGAACGGTGGGAGCGTAACCCTGCCGAAGGCTATAGAATCATCCGAGCATCTACGCTGTCGAACGCTCACAATCTGCCAGCCGATTATATTCAGACATTAACAGAGGCTTATCCTGCTAATCTCCTAGAAGCCTATTTAAACGGTCATTTTGTAAATATGACCCAAGGATCGGTCTATCCAGACTTTAATCGATACGATAATTACTGCGATACACAAATTAAAGCATTTGAACCATTGCACTTTGGGATGGACTTCAATGTGGGGAACACTTCAGCAGTCGGTTTCGTCTATAGAAATCAAGATCCTCATGCTGTTATTGAGTTCACAAAGGTATTAGATACGCCAGCAATGATTACCTATCTCAATCGCTTAAAAGGAGAAGGACACCCCATTTACATTTATCCTGATGCGTCTGGTAGCTGGAGAAAATCGAATAATGCGTCACAATCCGATCTTTCGCTATTGCGAAACGCAGGGTTTACCGTCTTAGTTAATCCAAGAAATCCTCAAATTCGTGATCGAGTGCTTGCTGTAAATAACTTAATCCATAATAATGGAGTGCGTAGGTTAAAAGTAAACACAGACAATTGCCCGTCTTTAACTGAATCGTTTGAAAGACAGGCGTATGATACAAATGGCGATCCTGATAAAAAGTCAGGCTTAGACCATGTAATAGACGGTGCAGGGTACTTTTTAAGTTATAAACACCCAATTCAGGGAATTGCGGTTCAGCGAATGAAGTTAATGGGGTTATAAATGAAGCCAAACACAACCAACTCTGAATACGATGAATATTATCCTTTATGGGAAACGGTAGAGGATGTTTTAGAGGGTGAAGATGAAGTACACAAAGAAGGTAAAAAGTATCTTCCGATGTTGAGTGGTCAAAGTCCACAGGAATATAACTCGTATGTAATGCGAACTCCGTTCTACAACGCAACTGCTCGTACCAGAGATGGTTTGCTAGGAATGATCTTTCGCAAAGCTCCTACCGTCACTCCGACAGTTGGAATGGAAGCGATCCTAGACGATATTACGCTCGACAACACCACCATCAGTGAATTGGCTGAACGCATTACTAGCGAATTACTAGGCATTGGTCGTATGGGCATTTTAGTTGAATACCCAAAGCAAATTGAGGGTGTAGTTACTTTGGCTGATGCGTCAGCAAACAACTTGCGCCCGTATGTAACGACATACGAAGCCGAGCAAATTATCAACTGGCGTTTAGAGCGCATTAACAATGTTCTTCAGCCCGTAATGATTGCGCTAGAAGAAGAAGTCAGCGTTTGGGAAAACGACTTTGAAACAGAGGAAGTAGAACAGATCCGAGTTCTTATTTTGCGTGATGGCATTTATACGCAAGAGGTTTATCGTGAGATACAAGACGATAAGGGCAATAAGACATGGGTATTAGTGGAAAGCGTTGTGCCACTCAAAGCTGGTCAGCCACTAAACATGATTCCTTTTATCTGCATGAACGCAAAAGGTGTTGGCATGGAAGTTTGCAAGCCACCTATGTATGATTTGGCTACTTTAAACCTATCCCACTACCGTACTTCTGCTGACTTAGAGCATGGAGCGCACTTTACTGGTTTGCCTACCGCAGTTATCACAGGCTATCAGCCAGAGAGCAAGGGCGAAACATTCTCTATCGGCTCTGCAAATGCTTGGGTGTTTCCTGATCCTTCTGCCAATGCAAAGTACCTTGAATTTACAGGTCAAGGCTTAGAGTCTTTGCGCCAGATCAAAAAAGACAAAGAAGATAACTTAGCCATTCTTGGCGCAAGGATGCTTGCCCCAGAAAAGAAACAAAGTGAAGCTGCCAACACGGTTCGGATGCGTCACTCTGGCGATGGTGCGATTCTCAGTGCGATTAGTAATGCGGTTAGCCAAGGGCTTAATAAAGCATTGGAAATCATGGCAGATTGGGAAGGCGCAGAAGCCCCCACTATTTCGCTAAACGAAGATTACTTAGATCAGCCATTATCTGCACAAGACTTACAGGCTTTGGTACAGGCTTGGCAAATGGGTGCTATTTCTGACGAAACATTGTTCTACAACTTCAAGGTTGGTGAGATTGTTGAAGAAAATGTAACATTTGAGGATGAGCAATCTCGTATCGCTAACCAGCCTCCTAGACTTATCGCATGATTAATGACGAATTAGCAAGTGAAATCATTAGCAGGGAATTAGACCTAAATAGGTATGATGCCTCACTGCGGAAAAAAGTGATTTCCTTGCTCAAGGACTTGGATGACGATATTCAGTCCAAACTCAAGGGCAACATATCCGAATGGAACAAAACTCGCTTAAATGAGCAATTGCGTTTAATGCGTGAGTCAATTGCCGACTATTATGCTCAAATTAACGATTTAACCAAGGAAGAATTTGCTGGGCTTGCTGTTTCCGAGGCTAAATTCCTGCAAACTACAGTCAATACGCTAACTGGCGTAGATATGTTTAGCTCCCTGCCTAGCGCAAACCAATTGGCTATCTTGGCAGAGCAATCTCAAGTACAAGGTGCTGTTTCATCTTCTTGGTGGGCAAGACAAGGCTCAGATGTGTACTTTAGAGTAGCCACTCAAATTCGCATGGGATATGGTTCTGGTGAAAGCATTGGGAATATCGCAGAGCGTGTACAAAAACAAATGGATATTGGTAAGCGTAATGCTGAAGCAGTAGTACGCACTTCAGTACACACTATTTCATCTAAAGCTAGAGAACGGATGTATAAGGAAAACTCTAGCGTTATAAAAGGTAAAGTATATGTTGCTGTTTTGGATAATAGGACTTCTATTCAGTGCATTGCTTATGACGGCTCTGTTTACGATATGGATAATCAACCAATCGGCAAAAAATCGCTACCTTACAAGGAACTTCCAGCCCATTGGAACTGCCGTTCAATGTATATGCCAATACTTAAATCGTTTAAAGAAATAGGAAGTGATTTTCCTGATATGCCAAAATCAACCCGTTCTAGCATGGATGGGCAAGTTCCAGAAGAAACTACTTTTAAAGACTTCCTTGAAAAAAAGGGTAAAGCCTTTCAAGATGAGGTCTTGGGCAAGGGAAAAGCGCAATTATGGCGTGATGGAAAAATCACATTACAGCAATTATTAGATCAAACTGGAAACCCAATTCCATTAAAGGAACTAGACAAGTAATTTATTTCGTTTCATAATGCAGTTGTATCAATTTGGTCAGTGACCTAACAATGTTCGGAGAACACAAATGAGTATTGATTTAAACGCACCAGAGGTGCAAGAAGCCATAAAAAAAGCAGCAGAAGAAGCAACATCAGGTTTGATTTCTAAGCGTGATGAGTTATTAGCCGAAGTTAAGAAGTTGCGAAAGAACCAAGAGATTAAGCCAGAACAGTTGGAAGATCTGGAAAATCAACTGGAAACTTACAAAACTAAACTTTCTGAAGCTGAGAAACAAGCTAAAGCTATTGCTCAAGAAGCCGAAAAGGTTAAGAAACTGTATGAGGCTGAAAGTGGTTTTACCAATAACTTACTGGTTGAGAATGGTTTAAACGAAGCTCTAGTAAAAGAGGGAATCGCAAAACAGTTTTTACCAGCAGTTAAATCAATGCTTAAAAATCAGGTACAGGTTAAGGTTGAAGGTAACGAGCGTAAGGCAGTTATTGGAGATAAGCCATTATCTGATTTCGTCAGTGAATGGTCTAAGAGTGAAGAAGGCAAGCATTTTATTGCTGCTCCTGCTAACTCTGGAGGCGGTTCTAATGGCGGTGGAGATGCAAAAGGCGCAGCTAAAACTATGCCTAGGTCACAGTTTGATGGGATTAGTTCAGCAGAAAAGAACTCATTTCTGAAAGACGGTGGAAAAATTATTGATTAAATTGGAGAATTAAAATGGCTAATGTATTATCAAATCTAGCAGCAGATATTTTCAAGGCAGCCGACATTGTAGGTCGTGAGCAAATTGGCTTTATTCCTTCTGTAACGATCAACTCTACCGAGTCAGTTCGTGCAGCCAAGGGCGATACCATTCGTTCCGCATTTACTCGTCAAGCTACGGTTAGCGAAAGCTACAACCCAAGCATGGCATTGCCAGAGCCAACCTATCAAACTGTTGATAGCAAGACTTTCTCGATCAACAACTACGCTGAAGTGGATATTCCTTTCACTGGTGAAGATGTTAAGCACTTGCAAAACGGTGCTGGCTTTGAAACCGTTTATGGCGATCAAATCGCTCAAGCGATGCGTGCTATTACCAACAAGATTGAGCAATATGTTGGCGTAACCGCTAAAAATGGTTCTAATCGTGCTTTTGGTACTGCTGGCACAACTCCTTTCGGCTCTAACTTCAATGAAGTTGCTGAGATCCGTAAGATTCTCGTTGATAGCGGTATGCCTTTAGATGGTCGTGCAACTTTGGTAATTGATTCGGCTGCTGGCGTAAAGCTACGCAACTTGGCTCAACTCCAAAAGGCTAATGAGGCTGGTGGCTCACAATTGCTCCGTCAGGGTACTTTGCTTGACCTGCAAGGCTTGATGTTTAAAGAGTCTGCTGGTATTGCAAGTCACACTGCTGGTACAGGCGCAAATTATGTAACTAATGGCACTTTTGCAGTAGGTGCAACCTCCATTGCTGTTGATGGCGGAACTGGCACTGTATTGGCTGGCGATGTTGTTACATTTAATGGTGATACCAACAAGTATGTTGTTGCTACAGCTTTGACTGCTGGAACTTTGGTTCTTGCTGGCACAGGCTTACGCAAAGCTCTTGCTGATGGCGTTGCAATGACTGTTGGTGCTGCCTATACAGGTAACATCGCTTTCCATCAAGCAGCTATCGAACTCGTATGCCGCCCTGTAGCTGGTCGTGGCGTAGGACAAGATGCAGCAATTGATTCGATGACTGTTCAAGATCCTGTTTCTGGCTTGGTATATGATGTTTCTGTATATGCTGGTAACATGATGAAAAACATCAAAGTTTCTTGCTTGTACGATGCAAAAGTATGGAAACCAGAGTTTGTTGCAACCTTGTTAGGCTGATCTTAGTCTAGCTAGATATAAGGGGTGGCTCAAAAGGCTACCCCTTTTTTATAAGGAATTATCATGGGCAGACCAAAGAAAATAGTTGAAGAACTTATTACCGAAACGCCACAAGAAGAAGTAAAATTACCTAAAGCAAACTTTTCTAAGACAGTAAGAATGGTACGATCTGGAGATTATCCAATGCCAAGAACAGCTAATGTCCACTTAGAAGAAGTTGCCAACTGGGAACAACATGGGTGGGTTAAAGAATGACACAAAGATTCGGTTTGCCAAAGTGGGTTTGGACAGATAATCCAGATAATCCTTTCGGACAGTCACGCCTACAAGTAGATGTAGGGCAAACTGGGTTTTTTACTGGTCGTGAGTTTAGAACATTTTATGAGTTCAGCATACCAACAGCCCAAACAATTTATATAAAAGCGGTTGCTAACACTGATACATTCGTTCAGCAATTTTTGGTTGATTTATTTACAGCAGACTTGCGAGTAGAGTTAATTGCTGGTGGAACTGAAGGCGGGACATTTAGCACATCACTCCCTATTTTACGGGTTAATGGCACAAACACATCATATGAAAGCCAAGTGGTAATGAGTACTGGTGGAACACAAAGCGGTGGCGTGGTGCAGGATGTTATTCAGCTTTATGCGGTTAGCAACCCAGCAAAAGGTAGCGCAGTAGAGGTAAGCACAGATTCAGTTTTGGGCTTTCCTGCGGGTACTTTTTACATTAAGCTACAAAACATTAACTCCGTTACTGCTACTGGAATATTTAAAGCCCGTTGGGAAGAAAGACCTGAAGGGGTCTAAGCGAGGAAATTATGGCATTAATTGTTGAAAACGGAACTGGAATGGCTGATGCAGAAAGCTATATTTCTGTAGCTGAAGCAGATACATACCATTCCAATATTGGCAACGCAACTTGGGCTACATTGAATACGACAGTCAAGGAACAACTATTGCGAAAAGCCACCAATTACATGGTTCAGGTCTATCGTCAGTCTTGGGCAGGTATTCGAATAAACGATACGCAATCATTAGACTTTCCTCGTTATTTAGTTCCAAAATACGATAACGGAGCAATGTATAGCTATTACGATGAAAATTCAGTACCAAAAGAAGTAAAGGATGCCTGTGCTGAATTTGCATTAAGGGCTAATTCTGGCGCATTAGCACCAGACCTTGACAGGCTGACTAAGCGTGAAAAAATTGGTACTCTTGAGGTGGAGTATGACAATACAAGGGGCGTTCCTTTTGTTGAATATCGCTCGTTAGATAATCTTCTTTATCCTCTAATGAAGCCTACAACCTTTAGTCCATCTACACCATTGGTAAGAGCATGACATTAGATGCCAAGTTTAGACCTTTAGCCACTAAGCTATTAAAGGCTTATGGCAAATTTGTTACTTATAAAAGAACTACGCAAGCTGCGTATGATCCAGCTACGGGTACAGTTGGCACTACAACTGCCAGTTACACCATTCATGCTATGCTCCAAAATCCTGATGACAGCCAATTAGCTACAGGGCAATATAGAGTAGATCAAGTATTGGCTATGATTAGCGCAGAAGAATTAGGTATAGAGCCTAGCCCAAACGATAAAATAACCATTGATGGCGTGGACTGGAATGTATCAATGGTATCTTTTGTATCTAGCGGTGAGTTCAAGGCGTTATTTACCTGCGTTATAAACAAATGACTAAGCGTACTCAATTCATGGCTGATTTACGAGGCATGATTGAAGAATCTAAAGGCAATGCTGAAGATGTTGTAAAACTGGCTGCTTTAAATTTGTTTACTAAGATTGTAAATAAAACACCAGTTGATACAGGGCATTTGGTTTATAACTGGAATTTAGACTTAAACACACCAGATAAAACCGAAAGGGATGGGGTAGATCCAAACCGTAGCAAGGCGTTAAGTACTGGCTCTAAACATATAGAAAACTTTAAACTAGGCATTAAGCAGATTTGGATTACAAATAATGTTCAATACGCTTACGATATTGAATATGGGAAATCTAAGATTAAAGCTCCACAAGGAATGGTAAGGGTTTCCATAAGAGAATGGGATTCGATATACAAAGGTGCTGGCATGACCGTAAATAAAGGTACTGGCTCTAAACAAAACAGGTATAGATAATGAGCATTGTTAAGATTCGTGCAGCATTGGAAAGTCACTTAGCTGGAATGTCTGGCGTATTACCTACATCCTACGAAAATGCTCAGTTTCTACCCGTTTCTGGTGTAGCCTTTCAGAAGGTAAATTTACTACCAGCAGATACCGAAAACCCCAGTATAGGGGCAGAATTGCATAGAGAACTTGGTGTTTTCCAAGTTTCTTTGTATTATCCTCTTAATCAGGGCGCAACCGCTTGTGCAACAATGGCTGAAAATATCCGCACAAGATTTGCAAGAGGAACTACAATTACAAAAGATAGCGTTACTGTAATGATTGATTCAACACCATCTATATCTAGCGGAACAGTAGATGGAGATAGATGGTTCGTTGCGGTGAGTATTAATTATTCAGCAGATATATTTATTTAGGAGTAGGACATGACGATTGCATCACAAATCAAGCGCAAAGTCTTTATTGGCAAACAGTCTGCCCTTGGGACAAAGGCACTAGCCAATTCAGGCAAAACTTACAACTATCGTGACGGTGGATTGTCTGGCGGTTTGACCAAAGATGCTTTTGAGTCAAACACTATTCGTACAGACCAACAGCGTCAAAACGCAACACACGGAACTCGATCTGTCACCAAAACACTAGATCAAGAGTTTCAAGTTGGCGGACATACAGCCTTACTGGAAGGCGCATTGCGTAGCACATTTGCTACTGGAGCAACCACAGGCTCACTAACGACTATTGGATTAAACGCTACTACTCGCACCATTAGTCGTAGCAGTGGGTCATTTATTACCGATGGCTTTAAAGTTGGCGATATTGTTCGTGCAACTGGTTTTGTTGCAACAGCAAACAACAATGTAAACTTCCGTATTGTTACAGTAAGTGCATTGGCAATGACATTTGCTAATGATGCTTGGCTTGGAATATTGGTAACAGAAGTTGCTGGAGCAACTGTAACTGTAGCTGCTGCTGGTAAAAAGTTATCAGTTCCATTAACAGACCATACAAACGATTACTTCACCATTGAAGAATGGAATGAAGATATTGCCCAGTCTGAAAGCGATCTGGATTGCAAAGTAAGCTCGGTAGCGATTGCCATTCCAGCAAACGGAAACGCAACAATTAACTTTGGCTTCTTGGGTCGTAACGCAACATACGACACAGTGCAATACTTTAGCTCTCCTACAGCAGCCCCGAATGGAGATATTCTTGCTGGTACAACTGGCTTGCTTTCATACAATGGCGTAGATTCAGTAGTACTAACCAATGTCACGATTGACCTTGATGCAGGCGCAGAAATTAAAGCGGTTGTGGGATCGAACATTTCGCCTGATGTATTTACAAGCGCAGTGGTAGTTAGTGGCTCAATGTCTGCCTTGTATGAAGATGCAACAATCTTGAATGATTTTGATGATGAGGCAGAAGCCCCATTATTCATTTACTTGTTTGCAGATAGTTCTGCCAATAGTGACTTTGTAATCATTAAATTGCCAAACATTAAGATTAACTCTGCTGAGAAAGCATCTGACGGCACAGCAATTAGCCTGTCAAGCAACTTTAGTGCTGGTGTATTGCTTGATGGATCGACAACTCAAGAGCAAACCACCATTGTTATTGTAGATAGCTCAGTAGCATAAAAGTTTTATTAACCTGATTAATGGGGGACAGTGTTCCCCATTTAGTCATTTCCAGAGGAAAACATGGACTTAAATAAACTTGACCTTACCAAGTTGTCAAACGAAGGCATTTGGTACACCTTAAAACACCCAGTATCAAACAAAGATCTGCCAATCAAGATTAAAATTATTGGTAAGGATTCAGATAAGTTTATTAAGCTATCAGAAGATTTTAGGCGGGCTGCTTTAGAAGATATGAAAGCCAACAAATCGGCAGAACAGCGTTTAGAGGCATCCAAAGAATATGGTGATGCAATACTGGTTGCCTGTACAGTAGCATGGGATGGGGTAGAGCTTGACGGAAAGAAAATGGAATGTACACCAGATAATGTTAAAACAGTGTATGAACGATTTGCTTGGATCAAGGAACAGATTGACTCTGCCATAGCTGATCGAGCAAATTTTATCAAGCCCTGATTACCCAGCTAGGAGCGTTTACTAAGCATTACATTAAAATGCACATAGCAGATAAGCAGGGCAATACGAAATACGATTTACTTAGCAAGTTTAGTCAAAAAACAGGAAAAACCCATCCAGATTTAATATTCCCTGATCTGGATGAAATGGCATTGTATATTTGGGAATGGTTCATTGAGCTAAACTCTCAGCGAACTAGCAATGGATTTGGTCAAAACCCCATTACTTATTTGGATATACAGGCTTGGGCTAGTTTAACTGGCAGGTTTCCTTTAGCATGGGAAGTCAGGGCATTACGCAACATGGACATGATCTGGCTATCAGAAATGAGTAAAAATAGAGATAGTCAAATAACGGACAGCAAGATAAAATAATCCAATGTAAATAGGGGGCTATATGTCAGCAGTTTTAGAAGTTTTAATTAAGACCGATGCTGCTAAAGCTACCTCAGAACTTAAAGCATTGGAAACTCAAGCAGCCAAAACTGCTACTGGCACTGAGAAGATTGAGAAAGCAACTCAAGCAGCAAACTCATCATACAAAGGGTTTGGTGGTGGAGTTCGTAACGCATCATATCAGCTTTCTGACTTTGTAGTACAGGTACAGGGTGGCACATCAGCACTCAGGGCATTGGGTCAGCAATTGCCACAATTGTTAGCAGGCTTTGGATTATTCGGAGTTGTCGCTGGACTAGCCTCTACAGTCGTTATTGCCATTATTGAGAACTTTGATTTATTTGCCAGTAAGTCTGATAAAGCATCGCAAGCATTAAATAGGTTTAATACAGAGCTAAATAACGCATCAGGTCTTGGGGATAGGGTATCAACATTTGTTAAGGCTTTTGGTAGCAGTTCTGCTGATGGATGGGTTGATTATGTAAGAACATACAACAAGGCTTCTGCTGAACAGCGTGAAGAAATGAACAAGTGGCTTGATTTAAATTTGATTGTAGAACAAGCAAAATTACAATCATTGTTAAGTGAGCAACAAGTAGGCACTAAATTAAAGTCTTATTTAGCTTTGTCTATTCCATTTGCGCCATCTGATTTGTTTAAGCCTGACGAAGAAAGACAAACGCAATTAACTTTGCTGATTAGAAAACAAACAGACGAAATTAAACGATTAGAAGCAGCTAGGCGAGGTGATTTTGCTGCTGCAACTCAGGGCAACAAAGCATCTGAGCAAGCAGGAATTACAGTACAGCAACGCATTGATGCGTTTAGAGCTGAAGCGCAATACATTGGCGTATCTAATGCAGAGCGTGAAAAGGGCATGGTATTAGCTGAACTAGAAGCCCAAGCAAAAAGAAACGGAATTGGATTAAACCAACAAGAGATTGCAGAACTTAAACAGCTTATTGAATTAAAGCATACTGCACTGCAAACAGTTGAAATTGAAAAGTACGCTACAGCGCAAAAGACCGCTAATAACATCTTGCGTGAACAGGGCATGGCAATTCAAATGTCCACAAGAGAATATCAAAAGCTAGTAGAGCAAAAGCGACTAGAAGGTGTTATCCAAGAAAAAACTGTAGGATGGAACGCAACTGAGGCTGAAACATTTAGACAACGAGCGCAATTTTATCTGCAAGAGAAGCAGGCTTTGGATGACATAAATTATGCAAAGCAAAGAACTTTTGGAGCTGGTGCTACTGCTGCAATAAAGAAGTATGGAGAAGATGCAAGCAATATCGGCACTCAAGTCAGCACATCGTTTACCAATGCGTTTAGGGGAATGGAAGATGCCATAGTCCAGTTCACAATGACAGGCAAAGCTAGTTTTACAGACTTTGCATTAAGCGTTATTGCAGACATACAGCGCATCTTAATTAAGCAGGCATTATTAGGTGCTGGATTAGGCGGTGGTGGCAATGGTGCTTTAGGTGGGCTAATTGGTGCTGGTTTGACTTCGCTAACATCCTATTTCTCACCATCTTCTGTAGCAACGGATTTTACTGCTGGTGGAACTATATCTTCTTACGGTGAGATGAACGCATTGCCTTCATTTGCTGTTGGTACGAATTATGTTCCTAAAGATATGATTGCCCAAATCCACAAAGGAGAGGCGATTGTTCCAGCACAATATAACCCTTCTGCTGGCGGTGCTGGTGGTAATGTTAATAATGTAACCGTTCAAGTAAATATGAATGGATCTGATAAGATTAATGCAAATAGTTCTGATGCAAACAAACTTGGCGTGGTTATATCTAATGCAGTTAAAGCAGAAATTGTTAAGCAACAGCGCAATGGTGGCTTACTAAGCGGAGCATAGAATGGCTGAATTTACATACATACCTGATTTTGGCGCAACAAAAAAGCTACAGCCTAAAGTTAATGCTATAGCTTTTGGTGATGGTTACGCCCAAAGAGCCACAATGGGTTTAAATAATAATCCTCAAATATGGTCTTTATCATTTGCAAATAGAACGGACACAGAGGCGGAAGCCATTGATGCCTTCTTAACAGCAAGAGGTGGAGTAGAGTCATTTGACTGGACTCCTTATGGCGAATCTGCTGGCAAATATGTTTGCAGTGAATGGTCTAAATCAATAGATGGATTTAATCGCAACACTATTCAAGCAACTTTTCAGCAGGTTTTTGAGGCTTAACATGACTCCAGAATCTATTACCTCAGAAATTCAAAAGCTAGAACCAAGCTCTATAATTGAGTTATTTCAATTAGACGCTACTAGCTTTGGCGGAGATATTTATTATTTTCACGCTGGCACAAATGGATTAAGACAAAACATTACTTGGCAAGGTCAAGAGTATGTAGCCTATCCCATTGAAGCAACTGGATTTGAGTTTTCTGCTGGCGGTCAATTGCCTAGACCTAAATTGGTAGCATCCAATGTAACGGGAATTATTACTGCGCTGACAATCGCTTATAACGATTTATTGGGAGCAAAAGTCATTAGAAAACGCACTATGGCTAAATACCTAGATGCAGTTAATTTTGATGGTGGTGTAAACCCTGATGCAGACGATACAGCATACTTTCCTGATGATATTTATTTTATTGAGCATAAGGCAAATGAGAATCGTCAATTAGTTGAATTTGAGTTATCAGCCTCATTTGATGTGCAAGGAGTTAAATTACCAAGACGGCAGATTATTCAGAATATTTGCCCTTGGCGTTATCGCAGTGCAGAGTGCAGTTATGCTGGGACTAATTATTTTGACGCTAATGACAATGCTGTAGCGTCTAGTGGATTAGATGTTTGTGGCAAAAGACTAAGCTCATGCGAGGCTAGATTTGGTACAAATAATGAATTGCCGTTCGGGGGTTTTATAGCTGCGGGCTTAATAAAGTGAAGCTAAATGATGATATTAAGTTAGCGATCACTAACCACGCAAAAGAAGAATCTCCTAGAGAGGCTTGTGGTTTAGTCATCATATTTAAAGGTAGGCAACGCTATATCCCATGTCGTAACCTAGCTAATGGGACAGATAACTTTATACTTGACCCAAAGGACTACGAAATAGCCGATCAGGAAGGCGAAATAGTATCAGTAGTACATAGCCATCCAAATACTAGCGTAAACCCGTCACAAGCCGATTTAGTGTCTTGTGAGTCAAGTGGATTGCCATGGTTTATTATTGGACTGCCTAGCGAACAATGGGCATATATAGAGCCAAAGGGTTATATTGCCCCATTAGTAGGCAGAACTTGGTCACATGGTGTTTTAGACTGTTATGCCATTATTCGTGATTGGTACAAACAAGAGCGCAATATTAATCTGCCAAACTTTGATAGGTCAGACGATTGGTGGAAAAGGGGCGAAAATCTTTATTTGGACAATTTTGGCAAAGCAGGATTTATTGAAACTACTCAAGACAAACTGAAAACTGGTGATGTCATACTAATGACGATTAACTCTAGCGTTCCTAATCATGGAGCTTTATACTTAGGCGATGGATTAATCTTGCATCATATTCATGGAAGGCTATCTACTAGAGAAGTCTTTGGTGGATATTACTTGAAAAACACTACGCACTATTTGAAATATGAAAACAGTTAAATTGCTTGGAGAATTAGGCAAAGAGTTTGGAAAAGAGTTCAAGCTAGATATTGCCACACCTGCTGAAGCAATTAGAGCGTTATGTGCGAATTTTCCTAATTTAGAGCGTCATTTGGTTGAGTCAGAAAAGCGTGGAGTAGCTTACAAAGTTATTGTTGGTAAAAAGGCACAATTAATTGGAGATTTAATTAACCCATCAGGTAAGCAAGAAATAAAAATTGTTCCAGTATTACAAGGTGCTGGCGGTGATACTGGTATGTTTATTTTAGGTGCTGCATTAGTTGTCGCCTCATTTTATGTTCCTACAGCTATGTTTGCAGTAGAGGCTGCATTAGCCACTGGAGTAAGCGTAACAACAATGGCTTCTTACGCATTTACAGTGGGTGCTATGTTGGCTTTAGCTGGAGCAGCAAGTATTCTTAGTCCAAAGCAAAATGGCTCAGCACAAGACATGAATAATTCCCCTGACAACAAACCATCATATACATTTAATGGGGCAGTAAACACTATAGCACAAGGTTACCCCGTTCCTGTAGGTTATGGTCGAATGATTGTTGGTAGTGCCGTAATTAGCGCAGGAATTGTTGCAGAGGAATTGCCATGAGTAAAAAGATTAGGGGTTCTGGTGGTGGTGGTGGCGGTAAAGGTGGCGGCGGTGGTGGTGGTGGTCGTGTTGCTCAAGAATCACCAGACTCATTACGCTCAATTGCTTATGCTTCTGTATTAGATTTAGTTTCTGAAGGTGAAATTGAAGGTCTTGCTAATGGCTTGCAATCTGTTTATTTTGATGGCACTCCACTTCAAAACGAAAATGGAAGTTTCAATTTTACTGGTGCTACAGTAGTAGCCACTAGCGGAACACAAGCCCAATCCTATATTCAAGGCTTTCCTGCCGTAGAAAGTGAGAATGGTGTAGGAGTGCAAGTTGAATATGCCACTCCAATTACAAGACAAATTAGCAACTCAGAAGTGGATGCGGTTCGTGTGCGTGTATCCGTACCACAATTAACTAGCCAAAATACTAGCAATGGAGATATTAGCGGTAGTACAGTGCAATATGCGATTGACATTCAATCTAATGGTGGTGGTTATGTGCCACAAGTTTTAGGAGCCACTTGGTCTAATGGTGCTGTTAATATTATTTCTAGCACACAAGTTAAGTCTAACCAAAATGTTTATCAAATAGAAATAGATGTAAGTTTAGATGGCTTTGTAGGCTCATATGAGGTGCAATACAAAAAGCAAGCTGATACAGTATGGCTAACTGCTGGGGTTACGGCAAGACCAAATACAGTTTATTTAACAGGAAAATTTGAAGGAAATTTAGTTCTTGGAACTACATTTTCAATGCCGTTACGAGATTTTGATTTATGGGAAATGAGAATTGTTTATAGTGGCTTTGGTGGGCAAGGAATACAGCAAGCAAGAGGTAACTACGGATCTCCATATGCCACAATTAACGGAAAAACTACATCCAAATATGAGCGATCCCATAGAATTGAATTAACTGGGGAAGCTCCATGGGATGTTCGTGTACGCAGAATTACACCAGACTCAACAACTTCGGCTTTGCAAAACAAGACTTATTGGGAATCTTATACAGAAATTATTGATGGCAAGTTTCGGTATCCTAACTCGGCTATCGTTGGCATTAGAATTGATGCTTCTCAGTTTGATTCTATTCCAACTAGAGCTTATGACCTAAAGCTATTAAAAGTAAAAATACCTTCAAATTACAATCCATTAACTAGAGCATATACAGGAATATGGGATGGCACATTTACAGTAGCATGGACAGATAACCCTGCTTGGTGCTTTTATGACTTACTAACTAATACTCGCTATGGTCTAGGTGATTTTATCCCAGAATCACAAGTTGATAAATGGACTTTGTATTCTATTGGTCGCTATTGTGATGAATTAGTGCCAGACGGATTTGGTGGAACAGAGCCTAGATATACTTGTAATCTTTATTTGCAAAATAGACAAGAGGCATACACGCTAGTAAATAGCATGGCTTCTATATTTAGAGGTATGCCATATTGGTCTAGCGGTTCTATTACTCTAGGCTATGACGCTCCATCTGACCCTGTATATCAATTCACTAATGCCAATGTTATTGATGGAATGTTTAATTATGTTGGTAGCTCATTAAAGGCTCGCCATACCGTTGCTTTGGTAACTTGGAACGATCCAGAAGATAGATACACTCAAAAGGTTGAGTATGTAGAAGATGCTGACGGGATTATCCGTTATGGAATTATTCAGACTGAAGTAGTTGCTGTAGGATGCACTTCAAGAGGACAAGCCAATCGTGTTGGAAGATGGATTTTATATACTGAGCAATCAGAAACAGAAGTAATATCATTTAAAACTGGTCTTGAAGGCAATGTTATTAGACCTTCACAAGTCATTCAAGTTGCTGATAAAGATAGGGCTGGAACTCGTATTGGTGGCAGAATATCTAGCGCAACAAGTGCTGTTATTAGCGTAGATCAAGATGTGAGTGGAATTGCTAATATTGGCACAGGAACTTTATCAGTAATATTGCCAGATGGAACACTTGAATCTAGGGCTATTTCATCAGTTTCAACAAATGAAATTACTGTTTCAAATCCGTTTAGCCAAGTGCCATCGCATAATGCAATATGGATGGTTCAAACATCTACACTATCTTTACAAACATTTAGGGTTACTTCAGCAGTAGAAGATAAAGATGGAATAGCCATTACAGCATTGGCACATAATCCTGATAAATATGCGAGCATTGAACAAGGATTAAAACTACAGCCAAGAACTATAAGCAATTTGTCTGTAGTTCCAGTTGCGCCAAGCAATATTGTAGCAACAGAAGCATTATATGAAGACGGGGCTGATATTAAAGTTTTAGTAACAGTTTCGTGGAGTCCTGTAGATGGTGCTACAGCCTACCAACTTTCGTACAAAGTAGGCGACAGAAACTACATTACTTTGCCAAACACATCATCTACTTCTGTTGATATTCGTAGCGCATTAGAAGGAGATTACCAGTTTAAAGTAATCGCTATTAACAGCATTAACAAAAAAAGCGTACCAACAACATTAAACCATACGATTTACGGCAAAACTTTGCCACCAGCAGATGTAGAGAATTTCTCTATTAATATTATTGGAACTCAGGCTCATTTAAGCTGGAGTCCAGTAGGTGATTTAGACTTATCCCATTATCGTATTCGCCATTCAAGATTAACTACTGGCGCAACATACTCTGATGCTGTTGATTTAGTCTTTAAAGTATCTCGCCCTGCTGTGTCTATTGTTGTCCCTGCAATGACAGGCACATACTTTATTAAGGCTTATGACAAACTAGACAACGCTTCTATTAACGCCACAGCTTCAGTGGCATTGGTAAATGACATTACAGGGTTAAATGTTATTGAAACGATTACTGAATCTCCTTTATTTACAGGAAGTAAATATGAGTGCTCGGTTAGTGACGATGGATTAATTCTTGATACGGCAGTGGATTTTGATAGCGTTTCTGGCGACTTTGACGAAGTTGTGGGGCTATTCGATGGCGGTGGTGGAACTACATCTACCTACGGCACATACGAATTTGCTGAGGTATTGGATTTAGGAAATGTATATACAAGCCGTATTACGAGCTATGTAGAGGTTGGTAGGGTTGATTATGTAAATACATTTGATTCAAAAGAAGGCTTATTTGATGCCACTTTAGGTGAGTTTGATGGTGACCCAGACAGCTTTGATGACACTAATGTGGAATTATGGGTATCTACGACTAATGACGACCCAAATGCAACACCTACATGGACAGACTATCGCCAGTTCTTTGTAGGTGATTACACTGCTAGAGGATTTAGATTTAAGGCTATTTTGACATCTAGCGATGAAACAGCTAGTCCAATATTAAAAGTATTAAGAATTAATGTAGATATGCCTGATAGAGTAATTGGCGGTAATGATATTTCTACTGGAACTGATGGCGGTGGATATTCTGTTACATTTACACCATCCTTTAAAGTATCTCCTAGCATTGGTATCATGGCACAAAATTTATCACAAGGCGACTATTACGAAATACCCACAAAATCAGCGTCAGGATTTACAATTAGGTTCAAGAACGCAAGCGGTACTGTGGTTAGCAGGACAATGGACTATGTAGCTAAAGGCTATGGTGAACTTGTAACTTAGGAGAATATATGCAACATGATATGAATATAGCCAATCAAGGCTTTCCAGCGTTTAGAGCAGATTTAAATGACGCTCTTGAGGCATTAGTTAGTAATAACTCGGGAGCTTCTGCGCCTACTACTACTTTTGCAAATATGCCTTGGTATGACACTACAAACAATCTCTTTAAAATTCGCAACGCAGATAATGATGCGTGGATTAGTGTATTTACACTAAATCAATCAACAGATGCTTTGACAGCAATAGGCTCTGTAACTTTGTCAGATTTAGCTACGATTGTGGCATCTCAAGTCGAAATGGAAGCGGGTACAGAATCAGCTATTAGAACGATGTCACCTTTAAGGGTAGCTCAGGCTATTGCAGCTTTAGGCGTCACATCCATTAGAGGTTTATTTCGTAAGTCAGATCCTACTATTCCAGCATGGACAAAAACAGGCAATGGCACAGCAACTACATCTAGCATTTTATATGTAGATGTAAATGGCTCGATTAAAACTATTGCAAGTGGCACTAGCATTACTATGCCTACTTTGGCTGCTGGTACAGACTATGCAATTTGGGCTAAGACAGATGGTACTTTACAAGCTACTTCTAATCATACAAGCCCACCTACTGCTAATGCTCGCAAAGTTGGCGGCTTTCATTATGCTGCTGGTGGCAATGCTACAGCTCAATCAGGTGGTAATACTACAGCTCAGATTAATGAATACTCATTCTGGGATTTGAAATGGAGACCAGCTTGTAATGACCCAAGAGGAATGGCATTAGTAGCTGATGGATTTTGGGTAGATATTTATTTAGCCAATACTGATTGCGATGCTAATGGTACATCTAAATATAATGTCACTATTGCCGATGGCTCTAGTCCGCCTAAAGTGCCTACTAAATTTGGTGGCAATGGCTCTACTACTTATGGCTCATTAACATGGTTTGAATCATGCGAATTAGCTAGTGCCTTTGGTAAGCGCCTTTTAACTCAAAGAGAGTTTATGGCAATGGCTTATGGCACAACTGAGGCAAGCTCTATCGGCTCAGATCAAGGCTCAACTATTCTCAATGCCGCATACACCTCTAAGTGGGGCGTAATGCAATCGGCTGGAGTAATGTGGGTATGGGGTGATGACAGGGCTGGCCCATTTGCAAGTGCCGCATGGAACGCCAACACAGAAGGTAGAGGCTCAGAATACAATGCGCCTAAGGCTGTCCTCCTTGGCGGTGCCTGGCTCGATGGAGCGGTTTCAGGTTCTCGTTGCTCGGGTTGGGACAATGCTGCTTCGAATTCGAGTCTCTACATTGGGGTGCGGTTCTCTTGTGACCACCTGTTACTTGATTAAAAGGGCGAAAGCCCGATATGGAAGTTATAAAAGAACCAGTATCTAACTATGACCAGATGGCAATTATGGAGCAGTATGAAAGAGTAATTGCTTATCTGTACCCAATAGCTCAATCAATTCCTAGAAGGCATGGGATTGCTAGAGATATGTTTTTAAAAGTTTTATTTGGTCAGGCAGAATTGTTTTATGAAGCTGGTAAAACAAATCAAATTGGTAAGGTTTATATTGCAGATGCAGGTTTAGCGCATTTGCGGTTTTGGTTGCGTTTCTTAGCAACTCCAAAAATAAAGTGTATTAGCAAGCATCAGCATGAAACAGCATTAATGTTTATTGCAGAAGTTGGCTCTATGGTGAATTCTTGGATTGTTAAGCGCAAAGGTCAGAATGGGTAAAGATGCTGTCATCCTTGGCGGTAACTGGAACAATGGAGCGAATTCAGGTTCTCGTTGCTCGAATTGGAACAATGCTGCTTCGAATTCGAATAACAACATTGGGGTGCGGTTCTCTTGTGACGATATGAGTATATTGTTTTGCATTGGTCAAGGCTATGCAAGCAGACCTGTAATAATATGGTCAGCCATTCTTACCCGCTTCGGCAAATACATTGATAGGTTCAGGATGCCCTTAGTATCTATGAGAACAGGGTTACTGGCATGAATTCCTATAACAATCTAATAGGTCAAATTACTAGCAAAGAAAATATGCTTTTGGCATATCAGAGAACATCTAACTCCAAAAGAAAAACATGGGGCTACTTAGAGTTTAAGGAATACAAACAATTAAATTTAGATGCTTTAGCCGATGAAATGCGTAATGGTGAATACAAAATAGGCGCATACAGAGAGTTTATTATTTATGAGCCTAAAGCTAGGCTTATATCTGCATTGGACTTTAAAGACAGGTTGGCACAACACGCATTAATAGCAGTAATAGAGCCACTATTTGAGGCAACATTTTTACCAAATACTTTTGCTTGTAGAGCAGGATTAGGCACTCATGCTGGGGTTAAATACATCCAGTCGCAATTAAGGAAAGAGCCATATCCACAATATTATTTAAAAACAGACTTTAGTAAGTTTTTTCCCAGCGTAAACCATAATATATTGCTAGAGATGGTGCATAGAAAAATTACCTGTAAATTAACCTTAAAGCTGATTGAGGAAATTATTAAGCCAAATGAAATAGGCATTCCCATTGGCAGCCTAACTAGCCAATTATTTGCTAATGTATATGGCTTATTGCTGGATAACTATATTCACCATGAATTAGGATATAGAAAATGGGCTAGATATATGGATGATGTTGTTATTTTAAGTAATGACAAACAAAAATTAATTGATGATTTCTACAAAATTGCAGAGTTTTCTGGTAAAAAAATGGGTATGCGGATTAGTAAATGGCATTGTGCGCCAACTGAAAGCGGAATTAACTTTTTAGGCTACAGGATTTGGCATAACCACAAGCTATTAAGAAAAGAAAGCGTAATGCGAGCAAAGCGAAAAATTGCTCAATATGTAAAATACAATGATAATAAGAACTTAGATAAGTTTTTAGCATCTTGGAGAGGTCACGCAAGCTGGTCAAATTGTTATAATTTATATACTTGGTTGGAGAAAAAGCATGAAAACAATTATCAATACTAGACAGGATTTAGATGCGCTTATCGGCACTTCTGAGCATGAGGAGTTTATGAATCTTTTAAAAGGTTCTATGACTAGAAAACAAGATACACAAGTCTATCCTGATGGCTACAATCAGCCTGATTATGAAGGTGAAAAGCTAAATCCTATTTGGGCAGATGTAGAAGATTTAAGCGTAATTACTCGATTTGGTTTTACTAAAGCTGATTTTAAATAGGAGCAATTATGTTTGTAATTGATTGGATTCTGGCTAAGTTTAATTATCATAAGTTCTATCGCATGGATCAAATCTTTGCAGAACTAGATAAATTAGATAAAATAAAGCCTGTTGCAGCAAAAAAACGATCAGCTCGTAAAGTGGCGGTTAAGAAACCAATGGCTAAGAAAGTAGCCACAGCTAGAAAGAAAGCATGAATATGTCTAACCTTACCGAACAAGAAATAGAGCATATTGTGGAAAAAGTGACTGAAAGAGTAATTGAAAAAGTTTATACATCGGTTGGTAAATCCATTGTTACTAAGTTCTTTTGGGTGGTAGGGGTTGGAGCAGTTAGTTTGGTGACTTATCTTGCAAGCATTGGTCAAATTAAAATAGGCTAATAATGTTTCCATTAGACACAGTACTCAATGTTGGGATGAAGATTCTTGACAAATTTTTTCCTGACCCTGAGCAAAAGGCGAAAGCCCAGCTAGAGCTGTTAAAAATGCAACAGGAAGGTGAGTTTAAAAAGATTGAGGCAGACATTGTAGAGGCTCAAGAGCTAACTAAGCGTCAGCAAGCTGATATGCTATCTGATAGCTGGCTATCAAAAAATATACGCCCATTAATGTTAATAGCCTTGTTTACAGCCTATATTGGCTTTGCGTTAGCATCCGTATTTGATTTTGACACTAAAACAGCTTATGTTGATTTATTAGGTCAATGGGGTATGCTGGCATTTAGCTTTTACTTTGGATCAAGAGGCATGGAAAAGATTGCTGAAATCTGGTCTAAGAAAAAATGAAGCTAACGGATAACTTTACTTTAGACGAGTTTACGGCATCTCAGACAGCAAGCCGTAGGGGGTTTGACAATACGCCACCGCCACAAGTAATCCCTAACCTTATTCGTACAGCAAAAATATTAGAAAAAGTGCGTAAAGCAATTGGTAAGCCAATTAACATTACTTCTGGGTATCGTTGCAAACAGCTAAATGATGCTTTGGGAAGCAATGAAAGAAGTCAGCATAGGGTTGGATGCGCTGCCGACTTTAAAGTGTCTGGCATGACTCCTGATGAGATTGTAAAGGCTATTATTGCAACGGATATACAGTATGACCAGCTTATCCGAGAATTTGATTCTTGGGTTCATATTAGCGTTCCAAATAGCGAACATGACTTACCAAAGAATCAAACCCTAATTATTGATAAACAGGGTACTAGACGCTACTCGTAAAACGATTTAACTATACTGATATAAGTTGCGCCATCATCCGTCAGTGAAATAATCCTGTTTTTCTTATTATTGTCCATCATTTTTATAGACACAAAGTTAAGATTTACTAACTTAGTAATAGAGTTTTTATAAATGGATGATGTATTGTCCCTAGTGTACCTAGCAAAGAAAGCACGAATATCCGTTGCTTTATAGCCACCAATTTCTTGAATGACTCCAAGCAAACATTCATCGTTTAAATTTAGCTGGTTGTTCTTGCGAAACACATGATGTTTAAATAGACTCATATTTTAGCGATTTATTGGTTAATTGATAGTAAGGCACTTTACTCATTTTTAGCTTACGCACATGAGCTACCTTAGCCATTTCTTTTTTTACCAAAATGGAAATGCACTCCTCTACGACTGGAGCAGGAATTGTGGTGTATGTAGCTATTTGCCGAATGTTTAATGGTTCATGCCGAATCATATCCATGATCCCATTCATGCGCTCTATGTTCATTGTTTAAACTTTTCCATTGTCAGTGCAAGACAAGTCTTTAGGCTAAAGTTGTATGTACGCCTATAAAATAAGAATAAGCGTACATATTTCATATCATGCCCCGATGAACTTGATGGTTAGTTAGCTTTTCAATCTTTTCTACAGCAGACAGTGGCACTCCGCCCCTACCCTTCCAGTTATTAATTGCTTGATAAGAGCATCCTAGAGCTTTAGCAGCGTTATTCATGCCACCAAAATGAACAATAAGAGCCTCATAAAAGTTAAGCCCTGTACTAGAGCGAATCTCTTGATCCCTTGAAAATTTAATGCTTGTCATTGATATCTAGCTTTCTAAAAGTGTTAGATAGTTCTTGGGTTACAAAATTAAGGCTTTCGGTAAGCTGATGAGCCAGTTCAAAGTTACGCTTTAGTGTTGCTGTATTAATCTGCTTTAACAGCCTGCTTGATTCCAATATTGCTTCTGAGTAATCGTTCATATTTATTCCTGTAAGTTAATGTCGTTGTGTACTGCAAATGCCTCTAAAAACAAAATAAAATCATTCATTTCAGAAATAGACATGGTTCTTGTTAAGCGTTCTTTTCCATAAAGATGAGCAGTAAGCAGTCTTTTCCACTCATCTTTACTAAGCGTATATCCTTTAAATGTTGCGCCATCAGATATATCACTTAACAATCCCCACATTTTTCGTCTTTGAAGATTAGTATGCCTACTCACTAAAAGTCATTCTCTTAAAGATTTCTCTGGTGCGGTAAATATCTCCAGCGCAATAAGTAGCAACTTTTTCAATTTCACCATTCTTGATAGCATCCCACACCATTGAGCCATCGAACTCCTCATCAAACTCAGCACCCTTTAATGGCATATCAAAAACCTGACATAGCTTATTAAGAGATACTTTATTTGATGACCCTGCCCATTTAATCATTGTGTCGTACACATAGTCTGACCAAGGCTTAGGATCGACTGGAATGAAACTAGGCGGTACAATTCCGAGAACAATTGATCGTTGCAAGAGAAATCTAAGATCGAACCCAATAATGTTATGCCCAATAAAAACAGGCAACATATCATTATTTCCATGTAAATTGCGAATTGTGTCGTAAAACAGGGAAATTGTTTTTGCCTCATCATTCTCTCCAAGACCGTTTCCGTTATATATCGTTACTGGTTCTCCATCATCAATAGCATATCCAATGACACAAATATGCCCAAAACCACCATCAAAAGAAGTTTTTCGCCATTGACCATCTAAATCAGCATCAATCTCAGCAGACTTATTTGCCACATACTCAATGATCTTTTCCTGATCTTTATAGTTAGCTGGAGCTTTAATAAACTGCTTTTCCTTCTCAGCATTTTGCTTAAAGATTTCCTTGATACGCTCAGACTGAGCTGGCAAAGTTTCAATGTCCATAAATACATTCATTATTTCTTCTCCAATTCAGCTTTACGGGAGTTGTACAAGTTAGTAATGATGACTTGCGTTTCTGGCTGTTTCTTGGTGAATGTATATAACTGGCTAAAGAACTGCTTTAGTTCACTCATTGTTTCTGACATATCAAATGACTTTTCAGCAAACTCCAGAATGTCCATACCTTCTGGCACTTGAAGTTCTATTAGCTTAATCTCCTCTTTTGGTTTTACAATGGGCTTATCCACTTGCTTGGCTGAAGGCATGCTTTTAACTGCTGCGTTGCCATCATCATCCTCTGGAGCAATACCACAAGCAGCTAATAATTGACCTCTGCGAGCATATGTAAGGGCAGACATATAGCCCTGAGCATCTTGCTTACTGGCAGGGAAATGTAATTTTCCAGCAGATAACATTTCTCCTGATTCGTGCAAGAAGATAGTTTCTACAATAACTCCGTTATCAGACTCATGCGTGTTCTGAATAAGAGATATACCGTTGTTGTTAAGAGCATCTTTTACAGCATCTACGCAAGCAGATAAATTAGCGTATTTAGACCTGAAGTGAGGGTTTGTAGCATCCTTCCTAGCTGGCTCAAACTCTTTCTGAGCTTTGACCAGTGCTGTTGCTAATAGTTTCATTTAAATTCCTTTATGTTGTGTTGCTGAGATAGAACAATAAATCAACAAAATGTTGAAGTAAACAACTATTTGTATTTTTCTTACATTATGAAATGTCCTCAAGATAGAGGCTTATATCCTTCTTGCGTTCCCGATCTACCAATGACATAAGCAATTCCCCTAACTTAGTCTGATCCTCTATCAGCTTAATTAATTTCTTTTCGATTTGACCGTTGGGAGCAATGATGTTTAAGTCCCGCAAAGCAAACAAGTAATCACTATATGTTTCAATGGCAGCTCTATTAGACTTGCGTACTCCGTTCAAATAGCAAAACTCATGCCAATTTAATATCCGTTCCTTTATCATGCGTACCACCCTCTAACGCATTGAGAAAGCATATCAAAAGCATAGCTCTTAATCTGAGCTTGTTGTTCTTGACGCTTTTTTTCATTCCATTTACGGGTATTAGTATTGCTACATGATTTGCAGTAAGCACAAAGGGTATTAGTAAACTTACTACGCTTTGCAAAGTTATCCAATGTTAAATACGAATCGCATTGTTTACAGTAACGCTTCATTTGTTCCTCCGAGATCTAGCCCACTTTATGTTTTGATGTTTAATCTTATTAACCGTTTCCATTGTTGGAACAACCAACTTAGCATCTGCAATTTTCTTATTGCTCCATACTCCAGTCATCCCCTTGTGCATAGCTTGACACCATTTCTGCGCTGCTAAAGGATCTTTTTTGCGAGTTACCACTGCGTAATAAGCAAGTTCTTCAAATAGGCTGTTTGATGCCTTTTTTCCTAACTTAGTAAGTTCACCAGCTTCATGGCGTATCTCAGATTTAATTTTGTAGGTGAATCCGCACATGGGACAAGCTGGAGCAGGGTTATGCAAATGATGACAATTAGGACACTTACGAGGCTCTTTTTTATCATCCTTCTTTTCCTTTTTTTTCTTGACCGTTCCATCGCATAGGTTATCAACCCCATGCTCTAAAAAGCGGTGCATATCATCCCAAAAGCGTTTCATATTGCCTGAGTGATCTAATATGACGCAGTGAGTCTTATCTGGATGCGCCCTAAGCCCTCTACCCAATATCTGAATATGCTCAGATAGACTAGAGCGCAATGGTCTTGCCATGATAATTACTTCTACATCTGGCACATCAAAACCCTTAGATAAGGCTGCAACAGAAATAAGTCCTCGCACTATAGAGTTAGGCTTACGAAACTCTGAAACCAACTCATCTCTATACTCATCTTCTTGTTTGTATGTGTAAAGATCAACATTAATTCCTGAAGCTAAGAATTGATCTCGTAACGCCTCGCAGTGGGCTACATTACAAGCAAAAGCAATAAACTTTTTTCCATTACCATGTTTGAGATATTCTTTAACGCAATCTCCTACAATTGGCATAGCTCGTTCTGCTGCATCACTATCTACCCATTCTCCAGCAATCACTTTCGCTCCAGTCATATCTGGTTCGGATGCTGCATACACCTCAAAGTTAGATAGAAAGCCGTCAGCAATTAACTTATTTGTAGTCGTAACACTTTTTACTGCGTCATAGTATTTACCCAAACCCTTAGTAAATGGTGTAGCACTAAGTCCTATAGTTACGCAATCACGCTCTTGTATGCGATTGAGAACCACTTTCATTAAAGAATGGCACTCATCCACAATGATTAAATCAGTTTGTGGGAACTTGCGCCTAGCCAATGTCTGAGCTGATGCAATCTGAATGTTCTCATACGGTCTGTAACGCCAGTGCTGGGCTTGCATAACACCATGCGGTATGCCGTACTGGTCAAATAGTTTGCTAGTCTGGTTAATGAGTGCAATACGATCAGCAACGAATATGGCTCGTTTACCTTTCTTGTAGCACTCATCAACCAAATAAGCTGCCAGAACAGTCTTACCAGCTCCAGTAGGGGCTGCTAATAGCTGATTCTTAATTCCTTGCCTGATGCCTTGTCGAAGGGACTCTATCGCATCCGACTGGTAATCACGAAGTTCTATGTCCATATACCCTTATTTAAGTTGTTTGATCCGTACTAAGATTTCATTGTTGTTATCTACGCCTAAAACAGTGCGAATACTCGTTAGCATCTTTGCGTAGAATTTAGATTGTTTAATGGCTTCAGCTTCAGTAGCTAGGGCTTGATTTAAACGCCCTTCTAGCCCTTTAATTCGCTCAGACATAGAGATGATTGACTTATCTTTATCATCGCCTGTAAGGGCTTCTATAATGCCGCTTAAGCGTTGGTTTTCTGCAACCTCTTGTTCATAAGCCTGTACCAAATCAAATTTATCTTCCTCTGTTTCTTCTTTAGGTGGCTCAATCTCCTTTAAAGCGGCATTTAAAGTAATTTCTCCACTTGCAACCTGTTTAGCTAATTCAGGATTCTCTTTCACCAGCTTATCGGCTGATCCTTGGGTGCGTTTTGAAGCTCCAGATTTCTCTGCCCGATCCATTTGAGTATCTAAGGGTTTACCCTTAATTGGCAAAATTGCCACTTTACTTTTCTCGTTTAAGTCATTGATTTCATTAGATTTGGGTAATTTTCCTTTTGGGTGAGCAAGTGACCAATCTTGTGCAAGTGCAACAATAGTAGCAGCTTGACCAGCAGATAAATGCCTACGGTGTAAGTTTTGAGCCAATACAAACTCAACCAAGTCATCGCCTTTGTATTCCTCAAATCGAGGTGTAATCCCCAAATCTTTACAAGCCTGTAGCCTATTCTGACCGTCTAATACTTCACCGTCTTTAACAATAATTGGGTTGCGTAAGCCATTCCTTTGAATATCTAAACGCAAGGCTTCAAACGATGCTTGGTCTAATTTAGGGAAAATGCTGCATAGTGAATGTAAATTCATTTTGTACTTTCTTTTATAGGTGGGGTACTAACGCTCCGTATGCGAAGCGGAAAATCTTGCGCCTTCCCCCGTAAGATTAAAAAGGAATGTCTGAGTTTTCTTCTTGTTGTGGCTCAGATTGTTGTTGAGCTTGAGGTAATGCTTTACTTAAAAGTTGTACCTTATCTGCTGTAATTTTTGTAGTCTGTTTTTCAATACCATTTTTGTCAGTGTACTTTTCTGTTTTCATGCTACCTTGCACAAATACCTTAGTCCCTTTTAATGCGTATTGGGCAACAATCTCTGCCAGCTTACCCCAAGCATTAACATTGACCCATTCAACGCCTTCTTTGTCTTTAGATTTCCAACCTACCGCAATCGTAAAGTTAGCTACTGATGACTCTCCTACTGGGCGCAACTCAGGATCACGCACTACATTGCCAATAAAATTACAGCTATTCAGATCGTTACTCATAATCTTTCCCGTATATAAGTTAAAAATGGAACATTGCCTTCTGGCTTATGAAAAAACCTACGCAATGGCAGATCGTTCTTAGTTAAAAATGCTTGTGGACACTCTAACTCTAATTCTGACAATACAAATAAAAGTCTAGCATTCTCCTTTCCTATATCTGGATTAGATGGGCTTCTTGCAACCGCCCTAAGTTTTGCTCGTTGCTCGTTCGTAAACACATTTAATTCCTTATTAGTTAGCGAGTTGATAGATTAATAAGGCGTGTTTGATAAATCAACAACTATTTGTATTTTTCTTACATTGTGAAATCAAAGATCTATTAAACAAAGAGAAAACAAATTAATATGCCTCATGTACAGAAATAAACGATTACTTGAAGTCTGCCGTCATATACCTTGTCAGCATTGTGGAGTAAGCAATGGAACAATTGTTGCAGCCCATTCCAATCAGCTTAGAGATGGTAAAGGCAGAGGACTTAAAGCAAATGATTATAGAGTTGCAAGTCTTTGCTATACCTGTCATACGGAAGTCGATCAAGGTAAGAAGCTCTCAAAATCCGAAAGGATTGAGATGTGGGAGGAAGCACACCGTAGCACCATTGGTAAACTTTTTGAAGATGGATATTTGATTGTAGGGAATAAACATGACTAACGATGAATGTATGGCTTTAGCAGGAATAGTAATGCTTGGTACTGTCATTTGCTTTTACTTGTTGTACAAAAACTAGAGCTAGTAAAAACAGGTTGCCAGAGTTGCCTTGTAGATGTAAATGGCATCCTGATCTAATAGTCGCTCTAGTGAGGTGACTTAGGCTATTAGACCTTCCGATAAATCGAGGTGGGCGATTAATCTACATACCCACCAACTAACCTAAAGGAAAATTTATGAAGATTAGACAAAAATTGAAGTACATGGATTGGGATGCAGCAATTTATAAAGCAGTTCTTATTGCTTTTTGGTTGATTGTTGCATACATGATGTATAGCGATGAGTTACAAACAGCACTAATAATGCTAGTCGTTATTATTGCTTGGAAAATTAAGGGCAAATATGACTGAACAATTTTTATCTTCTATTGTTGAGCCATTAACATATTTGTTATGGCTTATGGTATTTAATGCATCATTGCCGTTAATTGGCTTATTAAGCGGATTAATTTTAGGTACTTTTGGAGCTAAAAAATGAATGACCCAGTAAACAAACCAAAACACTACCTTTCTCATCCGTCTGGTATTGAGTGTATTCAAGTTACTCGTCACATGGGATTTAATCTTGGCAATGCCGTTAAATACATCTGGCGTTGTGATCTTAAAAAAGATGCAATTGAAGATTTAAAAAAAGCAATTTGGTACTTAGAAGATGAAATTAACTTAAGGGAAGGAAAGAAATGAGGCAACTAAAGCCTGATGAGTATGCGATGAGTCTTGATGAAGTATCTTGCGCTTTAAACATACCTATACGAACAGTAACCCGCATACAAAAAAGTGCTTATAACAAGTTTAAGCAATATTGCAAAGAACATAACATTAGTTTTAACGACTTAGTGGAAGGGTTAAGCAAATGAATCAAGCAGACAAAGACCATGAAGCATGGCAAGAAGCAAATCAAAAATACCAGTGCCGTAAACTGATTCAGGCTAAAGAATCAGGCTTATTACATTACATTAATCAGGATGGAGATGTAATTATTGAAAAGGAAGAACATGAAAGCAAGTGAGCCAGTAGCATGGAGAACCCATTATCCAAGTGGGTGGGAATATAAAGACGGCAACCCGCCTTTTGAATTAAAAGGGAATTCACAATTACTCTATACCCATCCAGCAGAACTAACAGATGAAGTCAAAGATGTTTTGATGGATGCTTTGTCAGGGTGGAAATATATCAGACAATGTCATGGTGATTTGTATGGTGTTGGATGGGACAGGGTGCAGGAAAAGATAGAAGCAATACTAAGAAAGGCAAGTGAGAAATGAACGCAAATGAACTAGCTGATGCAATGCAAGGTGTTATTTCTGTATTGAATGTTCATCATGAAGAAGATTGTTTGTTTATAGCAAATGAAGCGCAGTTCATGCTACGCCAGCAACAAGAAAAGATAAACAAGTACGAACTGAGAAACAAAGCTCAATGCGACAGGATTGCAATTTTAGAATCACAATTAAGAAAGGCACAAGAGAAATGAACAAACAAGAAAAAATTAAAGAACTTGAATACTTAAACAACGAGCATCGTGGTGTTATCGGCATCTTGATGGATGAGCGTGAAGTATTAAGAGCGGAAATAGAAGCGTTGAAAAAAGAAAATGAAGAATTAAGTGCGTTATGTGTTGAATTTAATGTACTAAGAAAGGCACAAGAATGAAAAATGAACCAGTAGCGTGGCTTTTGTTTCGTGATGGCGGAGAAAGCTACCCTGAATACACCACCAGTTATAAGCAAATGCGTGAATGGGGAAACCTATCTTGGGGATAACGAAAGAATTGAACCGCATTACACCCACCCCAGCAAAGACCTAACAGATGAGGAAATAGATGACATTGCTTCTATGTGTTCTGTAAATGAAAAAGACCAAATAAACGATAGAGAATTTGCTAGAGCAATACTAAAGAAAGCGAGTGAGAAATGAAACTTATTGGAATCGCATACGAAAACAAGACTTTATACATCGGCTTTTGGTTTGTGCATTTTGAAATAACCATTGGCAAAAAAGAAACACAGCATTTGGTTAAATTAACAGATGCAGAAATAGACTATTGCTGGACACATTCACATGGCAACACACAATGGATGAAACAAAAAGCGTTTGCTATGGCAATACTAAAGAAAGCGAGTGAGAAATGAACAAGACAGATACAAGATACCCATACACATATTCTGCTGATTTTATTAGAAGCATTGCGGGTATGAACTTTACTGATGATGGTAGATTGCAAGGGACAAAGCTATCAAGGTCAGATGCTTCTCAGATTGTGAATGCTATTGGAGACGCTTTAGGAATCGACCACAAAATTATGGCAGAAAAAATAGCAGATTTAGCAATCCTAAAGAAAGCGAGTGAGAAATGAAAACTGTTTACGAATTATTCATGCAAAGGTTTATTAGCCAAGAAAGCAAGCATGAGTTTCCTGATGGCTGGGCTGTTAAGCAAGCTAAAGAACTAACTAGGGATGAGTTTCTTATGGAGTTAAGCGATGCAATTGAATTGCGTTTAATGAAGTACGAAAGAAAGGCATGGGATTAAATGAAACCACATAAACACGCAGAACTTATTAAGGCATGGGCAGATGGTGCTGAGATTGAAGCATTATTTTTTAACGATGCTCGGGATAATTGGACAATCGTTTCAAACCCAGCTTGGTCTAATGTCAACCTTCGATTTCGCATCAAGCCTGAACCAAAGCCAGATTTTTACGGATTTATGAAAATCGATAAATGGAAATTTTTTCAAGTTGTTGCTTATTCCAACTGGATAGAAATTACAAAGGATCAGGAGCCAGAGCATAACCTAAAGATTACTTTTGACGGAGAAACAGGAAAGCCTAAATCAGTAGAGGTATTGAAGTGAAATTAAAAAGAACAGAGCGTGGCTGGGTTGGACACTTTATTTGCGGAGATCGTTGCAGATTTAGGCGCAATACATTGATTGAGTTTGGCCGGAACAAGGTTGTAATCTCAACAGTTGGAAACCTCTTTATTGATGGAAAACTGGAGATGATTGGCGCTGATAGATATGCAGAGACAATGGCATTTAAAGCTAAGAAAGAAGGAATCTACTGGGAAGCTGATGTCACTAGGCCAGTTTGTTTTAGCTCTCAATGGGAATCATTAATTACTGATGATGACAATAAGCTAAACGAGATGCACGAATCCGTAGTGTCTGAGTTATTACTAAAGATCATGCGTGGGAATCTGCCAGAGGGTGAGACTGATTGAGCGCCGTCTTAATGAAACTACCTGACAACATAGTGGAGTTCAAGCTACCTAAGCGTAAGCCTAAGATACGGGAGAAAGAGGATGTGCCGTATCAGAAAGCCTATTGCATCACGCCCTTTAGAGCCGCATCGGATAAGCGATTGCATGAGGGTGATTATTCTCACCTGCACGATGATTGGTTTGCCACACAAAACCCTGTTTTTGGTATTCCAGCCGAAATTAAATCTGATGCTACAAAGCTCGTAAATGATTTACTAAGAAAGGCACAAGAGAAATGAAACTAGGTGAAACACTCATTGAGTGGGAAATAATACAAGACGATATGTGCGTTGTTGCTTGTCACAATCGGGACGAATTAAATGACTACGTGTGGCAGTACCTTGAAGATGCAGACGTGGAGGTATGGGAAGTGAAGCGTACTTTAGTACAGACACTTAAAAAACCAAGGAAAGAGAAATGATTAAGTTCAAATGGGCTGGTACTTGGCTTTGTTTACTTGGCATTTTGCTTACAGCCCTTAACATTTAC